TCGTTAGCCGATACGTTGTGCCATCACTTGCGGTAAACACTATGGCGTCATTGGCGTCTGTTTGCGCAGAATAGGCAAACAATGCCGCGCTCGCGGTAATCGTTAATACTTCCGTTGAGTCCCACACCGTGCCACCGGAGACAGTCACGGTGGTCGCTGTCGTGTTGGTGGTATCTAATGTGGCACCACAGTCGACAAAAAATGCGTCCGCTTGCGTGGCAAATAGTCGAGTGGCCATACGTTCGACATAGCGTTTAGTCACTCCACCGATGGTGCGTTTAACGATTACATACAGCCTGTCGTCATTACCTTCTGCGACTACGCAACAACTCTCGAAGGTTCCGTCCGTGTCATGCTGATGCCAGGCACCAACTTGCTGCTCGGGCACATAGGTGAGTCCCAACAACTTGCCGGTCGAGCTCACTGACCAAACAATCGGTTGCGGCGCTTTAGCAAAGGCCATATCGACCACGCTGAAATTATCAAACAAGTGTGGTGCGCGAAGCGACAAGTCACCTGTTACGTATCCGTTGGCTTGCCATGAGTAAGCAAGTTCCCTCATATGACCACCGCGAGCTGCGGCATAAATCAAGTTGTTGTTAACGATTACGGGCTGAACATTATTTGCACCAATATAGCTTTGCGGTTTAACGGAGACTGACGTCGGTGTTAATGCGTCACTATTAATACTGGTAATTCGCCATTCAGCCGAGCTAGTTAACAACACCAGGTTCGTTAGTGGGACGATATGACGAATCGTGTTGGCTTCACGCGCTGCGACCCGAAAGTTAATTGCATCATCGTCTCGCGTGGGAAGCGAGTACGTCATGTTTGACTCGGTCCCGGTGCGGGTTAAATAAATGTTTTGTGGTTTGTTGGTCGTTCCTGCAAACGTGCGACGTTGCTCAAAGTACGACACTGCCCCTGGAAAGTCACCTGCGCTAGGAAAGGGATTGTAGACAATGGGCGGTGTTTTACTAATGTCAGCCGTTATGTTGTCGTCTTTAAAGCTGGTGCCATCGCTCTGCCCGATGTAGCCATACAAGGCACCGTTCGCTTGCTTATAAATGTTGTAGCGTACAGCGTTGGTTGCGGCTGACCAGGTAACGGTGTTGTACGCAGCAGTGGCCAACAAGTTACCGTTAACCGACGCAGCCGAGGACGCAGGAGACTCATCTAATCCACCGTCACCCACAGTGGTGACCTTGTAGTTGTAGGTGGTGCCTGTACCACCAGAAGCAGCTGCACTCACCCCTGTGGGGGCAGATAAGCCTGATACAAAACTAATCGTCGTCAAGGTCCAACTAGTGGCCCCACCGCGACGCAGCTCACGCGGTGCGTAGTTCGGATGAACAATCGTTAATACATCAGCGGACTGCACATAATGCAGATCGAATAAATCGGCTGCAACGTAAGGGGTTGCTACTTCGTAGGGATTACCACCCGACAAGAGGGTCGCTCCTTGCGTATGAAACCGGATATATAAGTCACCAAATTCCAGCACCATCGTTTGCGTAGTGGAATAACTAAACGGAATTAAGCGCGTCGCATTGGCTGACGTTTTAACTTCACGAACATAGGCCGTGCCGGGACGGTTAGCTGCGGGTCCGTGAGGCAGCGTTATAAAGTTTAAGCATTTAGCTAAACCGGATTGATACTTCGCATCATCAATGCGGCCAAAAAACTCAGGTGTTAATTCACCGGCACCAAAAGAGCGTAGTAGCGTTCGTACATTGGCCATTACTTGGCATCCTCTTTGTCGTCAAAGAATACGCTCTTGCCTTCTTTCATTCGTTTTTCAGCATGTTTGATGGCTTTGTCTTGGATTGCTTTGGGCATATTTTTCATAAACGTCGGCGAATCCATATCGGTTTTAATCAAGTAATCGATTTCTTTTTTAGTCAGTCCTGGCACCATTAAGGGAATATCGGTTTCTTTTCCATTGATCTCGAACCCAGCCGATATTTCTGTCGAGATTTTTCCATCGGGTCGGGTAACGGCCCCCAAGAATCCCTTCATGCTTTTAGTGGTGCCATCGGGACGCTTCATGTCGTCGCCCTGGTTGGGGTACAAAATGTCGGCAAGCGATGCGTTTTGATCCATTACCGTGCTGCTATCCAAGGCGTGCTTTGTTTAACGATCACGCGACGGTCATTAGCGTCTGACGACGTAGCACGCGCATAGATCGTCTGAAAAATGGCGTATTGCCCTTTGGATTCTTGTCGACCGACATCGCCTTTAATGACGGGCCCCGCAAGATAGCTTGCCAATAGATGACTTAATGCATCAATAAATAACGCACTAAAGGTCGTGGGGTCGGCAACGCTGACGGTGTATCTCAGCAATGCATTTTCTTGATTGGTGTAGATGACTTGTGTGCCGTCTTGCAGCGATTCGACTTCAAAGGGCTGCGGTGTATACATGCCTAGTCCCGTATTAACGACACCGAGCTGAGTGTAGGCAATCGGGAAATTCACCGAATAATCGTCCGCGGCTGCTGGGTCTAAAATTGCCAGGTAATTGAGTACATCGTTAGGTGCTTGATAGACATAAGCCCACTGCGAAACAGTGGTTGCCAGTAACGGCAGCGCAACACGTTTAGTAGAAAACCCCCACGGATGCATTTCAAGCAGCGAGTCGCGAGCAATCGGGTAGAGTCGCTGACAGTGTTCTGCTTGGGGTGAGCCTTCGGGCGGATTAATACTGGAGACCGTTGCTGTGTCTCCAAGATGGGCGAGCGCCAAATTACAGATATCGACTTCACTGGCCACACGGCACCTCGCTTATTAAAACGGGGGGCACTGAGCCCCCCGGACATCACATTACTTAACCTACTTGGACCAAACAGAATCCTCGCCCGGCGTGTCATTGTTTTGCTGGTCAACGCTTTTAGCTTTTGACTTGGAGCGATCAACAATTAGTTCCAGATTTGATCCAGCGACGCCGTCGTACTCGATGATGGCGTCCTCTTCATGGACTGAATTATTGATAAATGATTTTTGCAAAACTTTGTAGTGCGGCATACGAGGCTCCTGTTATTAAGTAACGCTAAAACCAGATGCGTAGGTTTTAAAGTCAGCAATATCTGTGACGATGTCGCAGGTCACCGTGCCGGAACTGTAGGTGCCGGAAATAGTGTACTGCGCGCCGAGATAACGCTGGCCTGTTGCAAACACAGATGGGTTAATGCGAATGGCTGTTTTGTAGCCAGCCACCAGGGAGGCGGTGACGACAGCAGCCGTGCTACCCACCACCGTTGGTGACGTTAGTGCAGCAGCCGCAGACGTGATCGCCTGGAATGTCACACTAGTGCCACCGGCCAAAGCAGTGGGTACAGTGAAATACATATAAAGGTCTTCACCGGCACCCATGTCACGGGCGACGCCCAAATCAATGGTGTTGGTGGAGACAGCGGTCGTGGTCAACGCTTGTGCGTCAGAGACACGTAGAAATGCATCGGTAATCATAATGAGGTTTCCTTTACTTAATGTGGTTATCGCATCACTTAGGACACAACAGATTCAGTGTTTAGAATCTGATCAACACGACGCAGAGGAACACCCAAAAAGCTCAAATAGCTCTGTGGAGTACCGAACTGCGACAAGCTTTCGTTGATCTTCAACACGTACTGCGATTTGTCCATAGCAGCCAGAGCAAGACCGGAGTGTGTGGTGCGGTTCATGTAGAACGCAGCACGACCCATGGCCATGTTTGGAATACGATACAACGCACGGGCCATCAATTTAATGATCGCTGTTGAAGCGGACGCCGCTTGAGTCGTGGCTTGAGCAATCAAGTCAGAGACGTCGATGTTACAAATACGCACGACATAACGCCAATCTTTAACGACCAGGCCGTTTTTCCACTGGTAGTGAGTACGGTACGCTTGGTAACGTGCACCGTTGGAATCCCACACTGTATTTAAACCTAAGTCGTCATGAATTAGACCGGCTTTCGATCCTTTCGGGAATGGACAAAACACGGTGTTGTCGCCCCACACTACGAGGTAGATCGACGTATTGTCGGAGCCTGAACCACCGGCTGACAAAATGTTTTGTGCGTTACCTGCGGAGAGCGACGAGTAACGTGTAGCCAAGCCAAGATACTGCTTTGGAT